AACTTATTATTCGTCAGGTAATGACAGATGGCGTGAAACCCCATTAAATCTTACAAAATCACAGTTTTTAGCAAGGGTTAAGTCAAATGGCGCCACAGTTGAAAAGGTTAAAGTGAAAGTAGGATTGACAAAGGCAGAACAGGCGGAGAGAGAGAAAATATTAAATGAAGCTTATGCAAATGATAAAACATTTGTAAAAGGGAGTAGAGCGGCAAGGAAGCGTAATCGTGCAGTAAATAGAGCAAGACGCTCAAGGAAGTAAAGCAAAGGTAAAAACACATAACAATTTGTTTGCGAATGGTGGTATAATATGGGTGGTAGGGGACAAAGGCTGCCAAATTATAGAAATGCTATTATTAAGAGGAATAAGCTAAAGAATTATCTTTTGAACCCGTCAAAATCACCGAAAGCTGCATTCTTTCATAGAATAGGTTATAACATGAAAAATTTTAGACGTTTTGAAAAAGATATTCGAAAAGGATTAAAAGACAATCCGGCTGAAGTTGTAATAAAGAATCGCTATGGACATGAGGTAAAAGCATATAGTGTAAAAATGTCATTGGGTATAAATAAAAAAGCTGTTGTTGTTACGGGGTGGGAAATGGAAAATAAAAAGCCTCGACTAATAACAGCTTATCCTGATAAGAGGTGATAAACGTGCTTAAATTATATGATAAAGTAATAATAAAAAAGACAGGCAATCATGGAAATATCATTGAAATAGATGACGATAACGGTACTAAACCACCTATTTACCTGGTTGAAATAGTGGATGACGAAAAGCCAGTCGGTGCTGAAATCACAGATGTTGTCTTTTGGTGTGAGAGTGAAGACATTGACGGCAACCTTTCCCGGAATAAGGAGGTACGACATGGCAAAAGATGATATGCACGTAATCGTATATAGGATACTGAACTATCTGTATAAACAGCTCAAGAAAGGCAAACCGGTTGATCTTGACGAGATCATGCCGGGGAAGAATTTCATTATCCCGGAGCGGTATTGGACTTATATAATAACCGAGCTTTATCAGCTGGGATATATCAGAGGCATATCCATAAAGAAAGCCGGCGGTGAGAACTGGACGGATGATATGGATAATATTCAGATAACTTATAAGGGCATAGAGTACCTGACGGATGATGCTTTTATGAAAAAGGTCAAAAATGAGATGTTGGGTATTGAAGAGATAGAGCAGAGGTAAGCATACTTAAGGGCGTTTCGGCGTCCTTTTTTAATTCTATGAAAGGTGTGATCGAGTGAATGAAAAGCTGGTCCGACACATGCGGGACAGACCCGTAGATATAGCAAAGCTGGTAGGCTTTGACCGGTTTACGGAATTGCATAATACCTGGATAAAGCTCATGACCGGGAGCACGGAAGACTATACGCTTCTGGGGCACAGATCATCTTATAAGACCAGTGCCATATCAGCGGCCATTGCAAACCTGATCGTATTAAAGTCCTGGGAGAATATAATCTTTCTTCGTAAGACGGAAACCGATATAAAGGAAATTATAAAGCAGGTAAACAAGATACTTGAGACAAATCTGTATCATTGGATAGTGCGGGAGATCCATGGCGTGGAGCTGGTGGTGAGATCAAATGCTTTTGAGATTGACACCAATCTCAATATCTCAACCCGTGGTGCATCGCAGCTGATCGGCATGGGTATAAACGGATCACTGACAGGAAAACATGCATCCATCATATTTACAGATGATATCGTAAACTTGCGTGACCGCATAAGTTCGGCGGTACGTGAGCAGACCAAACTGCAGTACCAGGAGTTGCAAAATGTAAAGAACAGGGACGGTCGCATATTTAACACCGGCACGCCCTGGCATAAGGATGATGCAATATCCACGCTTATGCCGAATATAAACAGATATGATTGTTACAGTACGGGACTGATTGACAAAGAGCAGATAAAGAAGCTCAGGGAGTCAATGAGTCCCTCTTTGTTTGCGGCAAACTATGAGCTGAAGCATATAGCAGATGAAAATGCCATGTTCGGTGAGCCGCATTTCATATCAGATGTAGCGGCAATATACGACGGTGTGGCCCACATTGATGCGGCTTACGGTGGTGAGGATTACACGGCATACACGGTGATGAAAAAGACGGCAGACGGCAGATATATAGGTTTCGGAAAGCTGTGGGACAAGCATGTGGATGACTGTATAGATGAAATAGCAGCTTTGCACGAGATGTGCCGTGCCGGCAGTATATCCTGTGAGAAAAATGCGGATAAGGGTTACCTGGCAAAAGAGCTTAAAGCAAAAGGCTTTGAGGTAAATACATATTCAGAAAGTACAAATAAATACATCAAAATCTCCACCCACTTAAGAGCGGCGTGGAATGATATTTACTGGCTGGATGACACGGATCCGGAATACTTATCCCAAATTTTGGATTACACGGAAAACGCAGCACATGACGATGCTCCGGATAGTGCGGCCAGTCTGATCAGGAACATGGCAAAGAAAAAGTACACATATAACAGAAGTGCAACAGGAGGTTTATAAAATGTTTCGAGTGCCGAAAGATACGAAAATGACGCCGGAGTTATTGGCTAATTACATCGAAAAACATAAACTGCTTGTCAATGAGCGGCTGCAAAAGCTACAAGATGCTTATGAAAATGAATACGAGATATTTGACAAGGTAAAGCATCCGGCAAAACAGGTATTTAAGCCGGATAACAGGATCTCAGTCAATCACGCCAAGTTTATTGTAGATACTTTCAACGGATTTTTTATAGGCATACCTATGAAGATAACTGTTAAAGAAGATGCAAAAAATGCAGAAGCAATAAGTGAATTTGTAGAGATGATAGACCGGAGCAATAATCTGGATAACAAGAACAGAGAGATCGCAAAGATGTCTGACATAACAGGTTCCAGTAATGAGATTTACTTTACGGACGAAAACGGGGAGATAGGCATAATGCAGCTGTCCCGGTTAGAGTCCTTTTTTATTTACGATGAAAGCATACGCACCAGACCGCTGTTCTTTATCCGGTATTACATGGATGCCGAAAATGTAGAACGTGGATCATGGTCTGATAAGAACATAGTACAGAACTTTGTAAACGACGGATCATACAAATGGGATGGTGAAGCGGAGGTGCATCAGTTTGAGGATGTTCCTGCAACAGAATATCCGGAAAATACAGAGCGCCGCGGATTGTTTGAGAGTGAGCTGACGGCGATCAATGAATACAACAAGGCTCTTTCCGAAAAGGCAAATGATGTTGATTATTTTGCTGATGCATATCTTAAGATCCTGGGACCTCATGTGGAAAAGGATGATACCACTCACATGAGGGAAAACAGGGTTATAAATTTCGAGGGAGACGAGGGAAGCATGCCGGTCGTGGATTTTCTTACCAAGCCCAGCGCAGACGCAACACAGGAGAACCTGTTGGAAAGGCTGAAAGCGGACATATTCCAAACGTCCATGGTTCCGGATATAAATGATAAGAACTTCGGCACTGTTTCGGGCATTGCATTAAAGTACAGGCTTCTCTCCATGTCGAACATGGCAAAGGTTAAACAGGGGCTTTTCAAAGAAGCGCTTGCACGGCGATACAGGCTCATATTTGGGCATCCGACTGTACCCAAGGGGATAGACAAGGAGGATTGGAAGCTGCTTGATTTTCATTTTACGGAAAACTACCCGGCAAATGTAGCAGACGAGACAGACATAGCCCGCAACCTGGAAGGAATGGTGAGCAAAGATACGCAGCTTAAGGTATTGTCCATTGTTGAGGATGTCCAGGGAGAAATAGCCAAAATGGATGATGAACGGAAAGAGGCAGAAAAGGAAAATGTTATCGACCGCTTGATGTTTGGAAAGGATACTGTAGATGAACAGTAGGGATTACTGGAAGGCAAGGGAAGAAACCCAGAGACAAAAGAACATAGCTCAGGAAGCTGAGTATTCGCGCCGCATTCAGGACATTTACACAAAGATGTACCAGAATATACAGGATGATATAAACAGTTTCTACGTGAAGTATGCGGACGCAGAGGGCATAACCCTTGCAGAGGCTAAAAAACGCATTTCAAAACTGGATATAGACGAGTATGCAGCCAAAGCGAAGCGATATGTGGAGCAGGCGGCAAAGGACAGGGCAGCCAATCACGGGAAAACCGATAGAACGGCTGCCTATTTTAGTGATCAGGCAAATGCTGAAATGCGTCTTTACAATGCCACTATGAAGATAAACAGGCTGGAGCTTCTTAAGGCTCACCTGGGGCTTGAGATGATAGAAGGGCATGACGAGCTGGAGAAGCTTTTCGGGGATGCCCTGACACAGAGGACCCTGGACGAGTTCAAGAGACAGGCCGGGATCCTGGGGAACACGATCCTCAACAATGAGAAGCTGGCAGACAGTATTGTAAATGCGTCTTTCCACAATGCTGAGTTTTCTGACCGCGTATGGATGGCGCAGGATCTTATGAAGTACCGCCTGCATGAGATCCTTACCCAGGCGCTTATCAAGGGACTTAACCCGCGGACTCTTGCAAGTGAGGTTATGCCGTTTATCAAAAAAGAGATCCTTGAGAATAAACGGGCGGCAGCTGAGAGGCTGTTAAGGACAGAGTTGTGCCGGGTTCAAACAGACGCACAGATGCAGTCTTACCAGAAGAACGGTTATGATCAATACATCTTTCTGGCAGAGCCGACGGCGTGCAAGCACTGCAAAGCCTTGGATAATAAA